TACTGCTCCGTTATCGATGTCTTCTACGAGCTGAGGGGCCAAGTTGCCGGCATACGTGGAGATCTCTTTCGGGATTCGCGCAGGCCAGACAAACGGTCTGTAGTTCCGCTCAGCAAGCTTTTTATAGATCGTGAATGATGTCTGTGGCGTTCCTAAAATACAAATACGACTGTCTTGTTTTGGAGTCAAAATAGACTCAACTTCTGTCGCTAGTTGTAGTAAACGCTCCCTCATCATTTCGGTCATACTGTTGCCGGGAACCTCCACATCGTCCAGGACCATAAGATCTGCACGAGAGCCCGTAAGCTGACCTGTAATACCAACAGACTTCACGGAAGGAGCCTGGTGTGGGGAACAATTTACGTCGAATGAAATCCGCGACCATCTTGCATCGTCGGATTTGGGCTGTAAATGATTTAACCACGGTGTCTCAATAATCAGCTTCTGAAGAAAGATCGACATGTTGTCTGCACGCTCCTTAGAAGCGGAGATAATCATGATCTTTTTTTCTTTGTCGTTAAAGAGTTGCCACAGCACAAAAGCCCCAGTAATCCACGATTTACCGACTCCTCGGAAAGCTTGGATCTGTAGACGTTTCGGACCGTGTTGCAGATAATCTGCGATAGCAAATTGCGCTCTTGTCGGCGGAGGGAGTTCAAGCTGATCCCACAAAGCTTGCAGAAACAGCTTGAAATCGCCCTGTAATGCCTCTATAACATTACTCATGTATATTCTATCGTTTTAGTGATTTAAGAGGCCTTATAGAGGCTTCTAGGGGGTAGTAAATTCACCAGATTTCTCGAATCTTTCGCTGGCATCTTGATAGTGACCAGCAAAGTCCTTGCCGGTGGCCTGTTCGGTCATGGCATTAGCCATATCGACCGCAGTCATCAGCAGTTGAGCCCGTGCATCACCGACAGCTCCCCTGGTGACATATTTCATGCCCTGGCCCATAGCCATTTTGACCAAATTCTCTTTAAGAGACTTCGGATTCCAGTTGACCATAGGTTTCATTTGTCCCTTGGCGTTCCGGGGCTGGAACTTAGCTTCCCCTTTACGCATACCCTGAGCAACCTGAGCACCGCCAGCGTTAGTCGGACGTTTTGGATAAGAATCGATCGCTCCACCAGTCATCATCCGGTAGAGACGACCTCTGGCTTTGTCAGTCGGATCAACCCGATAGTTCAGGTCTTTATCAGGCCAAGATTGCATCTGATCACCGATCATGAAGCCAAGAGCAGCTCGTTTAAGAGGAGTCATCTTGGTCGGGCCGGTTTTTTTAGGTTTGCCGTAAGCACCGGAGCCATCACCAGGGAAAGTGTTGCCAAATTCCAGACTTGCATCCAGGTTTTTCGTGCCACGACCTCCTGCGACCATCAGGTCAGTGTTGACCTCTTTACCAATGGCAAGAGACCGCATCGTTCTGGTGTTGCCGAGTTGCATCCCGTCGAACATCATTGGCTTTAGCTCAGTTCGCCTGCCACTGCTTAGGCTTCTAAAAAGTGCCTCAGCACGACGCCAGTCACGCTCTTTGCCAACCTTAGTAATCTCTTTTAGAAGAGCTGTCCTATTTTTTAGTAGTTCTTCGTCGTTCATTAGTGTATGTGTTCAATAATTCTTTGTTCCCTCAACGGATTCAACCCATGCAGGTCGCGCATCCAACCAAGCCAGTCTGTGGTACTTCCTTTATCCTGATTACAAGCCCGACAGCACGGGACAACATTGCTTGAAATATCTTCTCCACCTTTCGAGCGAGGATGGACGTGGTCAAGAGTGAGTTCATGTAATTCATAGGTTTTTCCACAGTAGACACATTGACAATCGAAATGTTCCTTTAATGCACGTCTCCACAGACGCTTGGCTTCAGGTGATGTCATGGTTATTAAGTTAAAGAGGTAGTAATCCGGGGAAGGAAACAAAGGAGTCATCGCTTACGGTTAGTCTTTCGAGCGCCCTTTTGACGGTTCTTCAAACGGGACACACACTTCAGGTTTTCGCGATTGTTATTCTTCGGATTGCCGTCTTTATGATCGACTTCCTTACCGGCACCGCATTTCATCTTGCGTCGTGCTCTGGTACGGCTGGCATCCTTATCTTT